CCAAGGGCGAAGGCATCAGCGTTGAAACAATAAAGCGGATGCACAGTTACCTGTCGAGGGCGGAAACGTACTACGACAACGCAGACTCAACGAGCGACTGTGGATACATCAGCTACCTGCTTTGGGGTGGCAAGGCGGCACTTGGATGGTCACGAAATAAACTGAAAGAACTTGGCGAACTTGACGAAGAGTAACAAACAGGAAGAACACGACTTGCATATGAGCAAGCTCGTGAACATTGGCGCGCTTATGACCGATATGGCCAACATATTGGATTCGCTGAACGACTGCAATGCACCCAACGCACTGCACGCGAAGGTGGCCATCTGCGAGAAGATAATCGACATAATGAACAGCGTGGAAATATGAAGAAAGTAGGAAGGCCACCCGCGTTTGAAAGTCCTGAGCAGTTGTGGGACTTGTTCTGCACGTACAAAGCGTGGACGAAGGCGAACCCTTACCGCGTGCAAGATTACGTGGGAAAGGATGGTGCAATGGTGTATCGCGACAAGGAGCGACCGCTGACGTTCAGGGGGTTTGAAGGCTACCTTGCAGAAGAAGGGTGGTGCTTTGACTTGTCGCACTATCAAAGGGAAGAAGGCGAGCATCACGAGGCATTTCGCCCCATCCTTACCCGCATACGAGCGACTTGCGACCGCGATATGGTCGAGGGCAGTGGCGCCAATGTGTACAACAGTGCCATCGCAGTACGGGTGCTTGGCTTGGCCGACAAGCAAGAGCAAAAGGTACACATTGAACAGCCGCTATTTAATGACGACCTATGACCCTAACCGAACTACAACACCTGCTGAACCTGATGGATGCGGACAACGAAAGAACGCGGGAGGCTTACAAACTTGGCATCGACCTGACTGAATTTAGAGAGAGCGCACAAGAAGTCATCGAACTGCTGTTGAAGCACGTATTTAATCAAGACCAGTACGAGTGCCTTACTTGGTGGATGTACGAGAAGGATTTCGGCAGGCGTGAGCAGTTGCAGATGTGGGATAAGGATGGGAAAGAGATTTGCCGCACGGTGGAAGAACTGCATCAATTTTTGTTTGCGTGAGTGACAAGATAGTCGAATCAGTTATTGACCAATTTCGGACAAGAGCTGAGGAGGGCAAGCGCAAGTACGGCACGACAATGGAACGCGATGACCTGACATTCGCCCAGTGGATTCAGCATCTGCAAGAGGAGCTGATGGATGCAGTCGTTTACATTGAGAAGATTAAGCAATTAGATTGGACTTCAAATACACAACAGCGATAAAGCGCATTCGGCAGATGACCGCTCGGAAGAAGGTGATTCAGGGCGGCACATCTGCTGGATGTTGACCCCCACTGGGCAACTGGTGGGGGAACGGAAAAACAATCGCCATCCTTGCAGTGCTAATCAACATCGCGGCAAAGGCAAAGACCGAAATCAGCGTAGTATCTGAATCCGTGCCGCACCTTCGCAGGGGTGCAATCAAGGACTTTGCCAAGGTGATGCAGTGGACTGGACGCTGGGCGGCCGACCGATGGAACAAAACCCTGCTGACGTACAACTTCGCCAACGGAAGCACCATCGAGTTTTTTAGCGCAGATAGCGAGGGAAGGCTACGCGGTGCAAGGCGGCAGGTGCTGTACATAAACGAAGCGAACAACATCGACTTTGAATCGTACTACCAACTGGCAATCCGCACAAGCGAAGCGATATACATCGACTACAACCCAACGCACGAGTTCTGGGCGCACACGGAGGTGCTACGCGAGGATGATGCTGACCTGCTGGTGCTGACCTTCCGCGACAACGAAGCACTTCCTGACACGATCCGCAAGGACATCGAGATGGCGGAGGTGAAGGCCGCGACATCACCGTACTGGGCTAACTGGTGGAAGGTGTACGGTCTCGGGCAAGTCGGCAGTGTTCAGGGCGTAATATTCAGCAACTGGACGCAGGTGGATGAGATTAACTACACGACATCCAAACTGGTCGCGCTTGGTCTTGACTGGGGATACACCAATGACCCGACCGCACTGGTGGCGGTGTACAGGTCAGGCGACACGCTGACCCTTCACGAACTGCTGTACGCCAACAACCTGACGAACCAAGACATCGCGACCAAATTGCGGGAGTTCGGCATCAATCGGGCGTGGGAGATTGTCGCGGATTCAGCTGAGCCGAAAAGCATCGAGGAGGTGCATAGGCTTGGCTTCAACATCAAGCCAGCAAGCAAGGGGCAGGACAGCATCCGCAATAGCATCGACATACTGCATAGGTTCAACATTCAGGTGACGAAAACCAGCACCAACCTCATCAAGGAACTACGCAACTACACGTGGGATACTGACCGCACGGGTGCATCGTTGGGAGTGCCGATTGATAAGTACAATCACGCTATCGATGCGGTGCGTTATGTTGCACTGAACAAGCTATCGCAGAGCGCAGGCGGGAAGTATGTAATTATGTAGATTTGCGTTATGATACACCCAACAGCAATCATCGAGGAGAATGTCACGCTTGGCAAGAACTGCCGCGTTTGGGCATTCGCGCACATCCGCACAGGTGCAACGATTGGCGACAACTGCATCATTGGCGAGGGCGCACACATCGACTACAACGTCACCATTGGCGACAACTGCAAAATCCAAAACCACGCGCTCATATATCACGGCGTCACCATTGAGGATGATGTGTTTGTCGGCCCGAATGTAGTGACCACCAACGACCACCTGCCAAGCGTACACGGCGACTGGATGAAGAGCGGCAGGTTCAGGAAGACAATACTTCGCAAGGGTTGCAACATTGGCGCAAATGCAACGATTGTATGCGGCGTTGAAGTAGGCGAAGGCGCGACCATTGGCGCGGGTTCAGTGGTGACGCGGTCAATACCTGCCAAGGCGTTGGCATACGGAAATCCAGCCAAAATCAAGAACCAATGAAGATACTAATCGGTTGCCTATTCTTTCGCCAGTACACAGGTTCGGAATTGTACTGCCTTTACTTGGCCAAGGAGTTAAAACGCCGAGGCTTTGATGTAACGGTGGCAGGTATGTACATCCACCTGCCAATCACCAGCGAGGCGGCATTTTACGGCATCAAGGTCGTGGAACTATCGCAGTTGACAGGCGATGAGCAGTTTGACGTTATCCACTGCCAGCACAAGCCAGTCACGGAACACCTGTGCCAACTATACCCGACAACGCCAAAGGTTACGACCATTCACAGCATTGTCTATGATTTGGAGCGACCTGTAAAGCACGACAGCATCAAGCACTACGTTGCGATTGCCAGTCACGAGCGCGAATTCATCATCAGTAACTACGGCATTCCTTCGGACAAGGTCAGCACGATATACAACCCTGTTGATTCATCTAAATTCAACAAGGATAACACGACCGAGGATGACTTTGTGCTTTTGGCAGGTACGGTTGACTATATGCGCAAGCAGATGATTTACGATGCATCGCAGTGGGCAAAGGATAATGGCAAGCGGTTTGTGCTGATTGGCTACGACCACGGCGACTATTTATCGGACTTGCGGAAGGCTCGCGACATCATTTACTACCAGCCAATTCCGAACATTGAGATGATGGTGAAGTCGTGCCACATCGCCTGCGGTTTGTTCATTGGCAGGACGACAATTGAAGCGTGGATGTGCGGCAAGTCGGTGTTGAGTTACAAGTTTAACGCATCGGGCGGCATCGTCAGCAGGGAAGTATTAGCACCACCAAGCGACATCGACCTGTACAGCAGTGACCGCGTTGCTGAATCATTGATAACCATATACAATGAAATTACTTAACCGCCTAACCGTTGCCCAGTTCCAAGAGCTGAACGCGATCGATCCTGATATGGGCGCATTGCGGAAAAAGGTCAACACTGTCTGCATCGTGGATGGATTCGACCAAAATGCTGTTGAAGGGTGGACGATTGAACAGCTAAACGCAAGGGCGGCAAAGATTGACAAGGAGTGCGGTGCGCTGTCGATGCTACCTGCCAAGCGGGTGGTTCGCATTGGCGGCAAGCGGTACAGGATGGAGTGGTTCATCGACCAAATGAGCGCAGGGCAGATGATGGAGTTGCTAAACTATCAGCTGACCAGCGATAGGGAGGTGGTTGCCAATCTGCACCTGTTGCTCGCCAGTTTAACGCGTGAGGTGACGTGGTACGGCAAGACATTGGCGTATGATGGCGGCAAACACGCGGACAGGGCGGAGGCGATGAAGAAGGCGAAGATGGCTGACGTGTGGGGGTTTGCCTGTTTTTTTTTGCGTCATTCAGAGCCTTTATTGAAGATTATGCAGACCTATTTCGTGGAGGCGAGCAAGAAGAAGACAGCGGGCAAGGCGTAGCCAAACCCGATTACGGATGGCTTGGCGTGGCGTATGTGCTGATAGCCAAGCGCGACCCGCTCAAAATGGATGCGGTCTTTGCGATGCCCGCTCGGCAGTTTATGAATTACGTGAGGTTAGCAAAAGACCTGCAATAGCACACATTTGCGGGCAGTGGTATTTATAGCTGATGAAGTTCGATGTAAGTTTAACCAGCCAGCTTTCCAGCAAGGGTTCGGACGTTACCGAATCCGTAAGCCTGACCGATAGCAAGGATGTAAAGAGCGCAGTACTACGGTGGCTTAATGACGCGATTGATGCGATGAATAAAGCAGTGGATAGGTACGATGCTACCGCCACGCTAAACCTTCGCCAGTCGTTCCGCGCTTCCGACTTCCGACTTGATGGGCAGGCGTTGAAGATTGACCTTGAAGGTGCGGAGTATTGGGCCTATGTGAACTACGGCGTTGATGGCGTGCAGAACAAGCGCGGCAGGCCGTTCAGTTTCCGCTACATCAGGCCCAGCAAGCGACACGTGGCGGCAATCCGCAAGTGGGCGATTGACAAGGCGTTGGGCATCCCGAAGGAGGAGATTGACGAGGCCGCGTACAACATAGCGCGCGCCATCAAGAGGCGAGGCATTGAGCCACGACCATTCTACACGGATACGATGACCGACAAGCGGGTAAACGAATTAACCGTGACCATTGCCGACATCACAGGGCAAAAGATAAGCCTGCGCCTACTTTCCGAATTTGGCAAACAAACAGCAACCAGACGATGAGCATAACGATTGTATCTTCCCTTCCCGCCTTACTTCCTGTCGGCAATTCTGACGTAGTGGTGGTCAGCAGTGACCTAACCGCATCCGCAAACTTTCGCTACATCTGCGATGTGAGTGGAAGCACTGCAAGCGCACGATTGAAGTGCGACAAACTGCCAACCACGAGCTTCGGATTCTTTGGAGTTAGCAAGGTTGTTGAAACGCTGATATTACCCGCAGTTCCGCAGACAACCAGCGGATGGCAGTCAGGCGGCTATGCGGTCAAGGCAAACCTGACCTTCCGCGAGGAGTACGGCAATCCGCCAACGGTGGCGACAGGAACTACAACAGGTTCAGTCATCGCGTGGCAGGCGGCGTTCAGGCAACAAGATTACAACACAGCCATTGCCGCGCCAACGACTTACTATGCGGCAACGGTGAGCGGTGACGCTGTGGCATTGAAGGTGGTGAGCAATAGGCCAGTAAGTAGCACGCTGACCAGCGGAAGCAATGACTTCCTGTCGATGGTTGTGGACACGGCGGTGACAGGTGTTGCCCTTCGCGTCACCTACGACAGCGGGGCAACGCGTTCGCCATTCTTGGTGACAGGAACGGTTAGCGGACTTGCGCCTTTGATTAACGCAGGCCCGAGAGGATTGTACAACTTAACCAGTGCGCAGTGCAGTGATGGCAATGCAGGCTCGGTAAACTTTCCAACGCAAGGAGGCACAATAGCAGTGCAGATGACCGCCAACACAGCAGGCGGCAATACTTCTGCATTCAGCCGCACACAGGCATACACCTACACGATTGACAACTGTGAGCGATACGACCAACTGCGGGTCTTCTTCCGCAATATGTACGGCGGAGTGGATGGCTACACGTTTACAAAAAAGAACCGACAATCGGTAAATGTAAACAGACAAACCTACGGATACAACAACACGGTGTACGGCGATGACCAGTTTGACAAGCAGTGGAGCGTCACCTATCGCGACACCTACAACCTACAAAGCGATTGGCTATCGGATGCGCAGTTCAGTTGGCTTCAAGAGATGATTTACAGCCCTGAATGCTGGATTGAGTTGTCAGGTGCGCTCGTCCCTGTGGTGGTGCAGACCAATACCTTCGCGATTATGAAGCGCATCAATGACCGATTGCAGGCCATCACCGTTGATGTTCAGGTAGGCTACGAAAACACCGCGCTATGATGACGAAATTCGTTTGCTATCCTGACGCGGACAACCCAACAGTAGGCTATGACCTTGACCTATCGCAGGATACTGACATCGCTATCACGTTCAGCGTTCAGGACTTGGCCGACATCACCAAGCGGCGCGGAGCGTTCAGCAAGACAATCGCCTTGCCATCCAGCAAAGCCAATGACATCGCCTTCCGCTATGCGTACAACGTGCAATCCTTTGTGGGCGGGTTCACGCCAAACAAGCAGGTAAAGTGCGCGCTTTGGAATGATGGGGTGCAGGTATTTCGTGGCACGATGCAGATGCTGTCGATGTCAGTAACGCGAGGGGTTGCGACTTATGAGGTTGGCATCTACGGCGAGGAGGTGAGCCTGTTCAAAGCGATGGAAGGAGTGAAACTGGTGGACACGGTGGGCGTGACTGGAATGAACCACACCTTCACCGAATCGCTGGTGACTGGAAGTTGGGATGACACGTTCAGCGACGCAAGTGGGTTTGTTTATGGAGCAGTTGATGCGTTAGGATTACCGCATTGTTTTAACGTGCCGAACAATTATTTGGGAGGCGTAATAGCCAACGCTTATCAAAGTTTATTTAGGCTTGTGCCGATTGAAATTCAGCGACCGAATATCTGGGTGAAGAAGATGGTGGACTTGATTTTCGCGCAGCACGGATACCGCTACGAATCGACATTCTTTCAAAGCACCGAGTTTGAGCGATTAGTCATTCCATACGCAGGCGAGCCTTTTACACAGGCAAGTGGCGACAACAACTGCTATGTTCAAGCATCTGGGTATGTTAATGATGCGCCTTGGACTTACACGGTGGTTTACGACAATGATTCTGCACCATTCACCAATTCAGGTGATGGCAAATTTGATATGGCAACAGGCGTTTATACTGCTGCAAGTGGCTATATGGGCAAGTATAATCTTGGCCTGTCATTTGGGTTCAAAAATTTATCCGTTGGCTTTACTTATGATTGGGCAATTCAAGATAGCGGTGGCACGGTTCTAAAAGACGTAGGCGGCAGGTTAATTCAAGAAACAGGTATTGACGACCCGATATTGTTGCGCAACTATTCAATTGTTTTGGCTGGAAACGACACGTTAAAATTGGTGATAACAGCAAACAATGGCGGCATTGAATTATTGGACAATGGCACTATTCAAATTAATTTAGTTCAGCGAATAGGATTGAATGGCGTGTCGATTGATATGCGAACGGCACTACCTGCCGACACCTTGCAGATTGACCTGCTATCCGACCTGCAAAAAATGTTCAACCTGTACTTCTACCAATCGCCGCTTGATCCAACCTTGATTTACGTCGAGCCGTTTATTGACTTCTACACATCAGGCGTTGTGGACTGGTCGCAGAAATCAGACGAAGCGCAGGAGATGCAGATGACAATGGGCGATCCTGAACTTCGCAAGCAGTTTGTCTTTGCATACCGAAACGGAGGCGAGGCACTTGCTAAAAGTTATCAAGACACTTGGCAGGAAGGTTACGGATGCAGGATTTACGACACGGACAACTTTTACGGACAAGGTGAACAGCGGATTGAAACCAAGTGCGCGACGGTCATTCCTGCGCAATATCAAACCAATATCGTACTTGGCCGCACCTTTGACGTTGAAACCGATGGCACGTTAAGGCCGATGAAAACAGGATACCGCATAGCGCAGTACAACTACATCGAAATGACACCTGCGCCAAGTGGATCGACGCAAGATTGGTTCTATTTGCAAAATATAACACAGGCATCATCGCAAGTTACAGGCACTTTTTTGCCTTACATTGGTCACGTTGACAATCCTTATGATCCGCAACAAGACTTGGCATTTGGTATGCCGAAGCAGATTTACTTTACCCTTCCCGATGGTCAAGGCGGTTACACGCCATACACGAACAACAACCTGTTCAACGGCTACTGGAAGACCTACATTGAGGAAATTGCAAGCAAGGAAGCGATGACCGTACAGGCCACCTTCTTGCTCACCGTTACCGACATCGCGGCACTTGACTTCCGCATCCCTGTCTACTGGCACGGAGTTAAATGGCGGTTATTGGAAATCAGCGACTATCGTGTTGGTCAGAACGTGATGTGCAGGGTAACGCTTCGCCGCATCCTGAACCTTGCCGAATTTACAGCGCAAACGGTAACACCGAATTTGAACTACAACCTTGAATCCGAAGTGGATGGCGAGGTCATTCCAACATACACAACACCAGTACAGGTACGCTAATGGCAGATATAAAAAACACCGTTGTCGTTGGTCTTCGATTGGAAGACGAAACGCAGAAAGGCACGCAATCGGCAAGGTCGCAACTTAAATCGTTGCGCGAGGAGATGTTGCAGCTCGAACAAACAGGGCAACGCAACACTGACCGCTTCCGCGAGTTGCAAGCGCAGGCGGGTGGACTTGCTGACCAAATTGGCGACACGCAGGCGCAAATCAAGGCGATGGCTTCCGACACGAGAACGCTGGACACCTTGCTTGGCGTGGGTCAAGGCTTGGCAGGTGCATTCGCAGTGGCGCAGGGTGCGGCGGCGTTGTTTGGCGATGAGAATGAGGACTTGCAGAAGGCGATGATGAAGGTGCAGGGTGCATTGGCGTTGCTGAACGGCGTGCAGGCGGTCGCTAACGTGTTGAACAAGGATTCGGCTGTAATGGTGAATCTGAACGTGGTGGCACAGCGAGCGTATGCGTTGGCCGTTGGCACAAGCACAGGCGCGATGAAGGCATTTAGGTTGGCATTGGTTGCGACTGGAATTGGCGCGGCTGTGGTGGCTATTGGCTTGCTGATTGAGAACTTCGATAAGCTAACGGGTGCGGTCAAGCGTTTCCTTGGCATCAAGACCGAAAGCAACAAGGCGATTGCCGATGGCACGCAGGCGATGGAGCGGGAGATTGAAATATTGAAGGCACGAGGCGCAAGTCAGGAGCAAATCTTTGCGCGGGAGTTCGAACTGTCGCGTGAACGGATGCGGATGGCAAAGACAGCGGAGGAACAAGACGAGGCACGCCACCAGCACAACCTGCTGCGGGCGCAGTACGAAACATACGTCAAGGAACAGCAGTTAAAAAAGCAAGAAGAAGACCAAAAGGCGCACGATACGCGGATGATTGAACAGCGGAAGATTCGTGAAAAGGCGTTGAAGGATGCCGAGGATTTGGTGTACTTGGAGCGCGTGGATGGCCTGACGCAATTTCTTGAAAGCGCGGAGACGCAAGAGCAGGGGTTGCACGTAATTAAGCGGAATGGCGTTGACGCGATGCTCAAGGAATCAGAAAGGCAGCGGCAGCGCGAGGAGCAGATTGAGCAAGCGAAAATTGAGACGGCAAGGCTGGGCTTTCAGACCATTGGCAATCTTGCGACCTTGTTTGCAGGGAAGACCGAGCAGGGACAACGCCGCGCCTTTGAGGTCAACAAGAAGATGAATATGGCAATTGCGCTGATTGAGACCTTCCGTGCGGCGCAGGCGGCGTACTTAAGCCAAATGACTATACCCGACCCTTCCGCACCCGTTCGTGCGGTCATCGCGGCGGCAGCGGCAACAGCGGCAGGGTTGGTGCGAGTTGCGCAAATCAGCAAGCAGCAATTTCAATCGCCAAGCGGCGGCGGTGGTGGCGGCGGTGGCTCAATGGGAGGCGGTGAAGGCGGAGGAGGTATGGCCGCGCCAACAGCAACCAACCCGAATGCGCAACTGCTCAACCCACCTGCTAACGGACAAAACTCAGGGATGCGGGCGTATGTGGTTGAATCAGACATCCGCTCGGTTAGTGGCAGGCTTCGCAGGATGAGTGAATTTGCAACGTTGGGCGCGTGATGGTATTTGACGATATGGAACAGCTACCTGTTTACTTAATGACAATCGATGAGGATGGCGAAGGCGTCAGCTACGTCAGCCTCGTGGAATCACCCGCAATCGAGCGGCCTTTCATTGCCCTATCCAAACAGCATCGCTTCGCAGAAGATGCCGCACTTCGTATCCTGACAGGCCCGCTGATGCTGGCAGACACGCCAATCATTCGGCAGGATGACACCCGCGGCAAGTACTACGTGATGTTTGACAAAGACACCATCCGCAAGATGGTTCAGAAGTACTTCAAGCAACAAAATCAAGCGAAGGTAAACGCCGAACACAGCAAACCACTGGATGGAGTGTATATGTTTGAATCGTACCTGATTGACCGCGAGCGTGGGGTGAATCCACCCAAAGGCTTTGAGGATGCGCCTGATGGCAGTTGGTTTGGTTCGTTCAAGGTGGAGAACGACAAGGTTTGGGAAGAGCGCGACCAGTTCACAGGGTTCAGCATTGAGGGCTACTTTGGGATGCAGGCAACCGAATCGAGTTTGGAGGCGGCGATGGCGAGCCTTGAAGAAGCGTTCAGCGTTTTTTTGCATACTATCCAAACACGTGGTATTTAACTACAAAAGCGACCTATGAGCATAGCAAATCGTTTAACTGAACTGGCTGACGCCTTGCGGAAGTTTACCGCAACGCCAACGCCGCAAAACTTTGCAGATTACAAATTGGAAGACGGCACGATGGTGCGCGTTGATGGTGACCTTGTTGCAGGTACGCCTGTATTCGTTGTGACCGAGGAAGGGATGCTACCCGCACCTGATGGCCAGCACACTGTACCCGAAGTTGGCGTTATCACAACCGAAGGCGGCAAGATTGTCGAAGTCGGAGATTTGCCAGCAGGTGAGCCAGTGGTGGAGGAAGAAGTAGCCGCACAGGAAGTGGAGATTGAAGTTGCACCCGAAGGCGAGGCCGCCGAATCCGAAATAGACGCGAGAATTAGCGCACTTGAAGCGAAGCTGGATGAGATTATGTCGAAGTTGGCAGGGGCTATGGAAGCCAATACCGCGCGCTTTGACCAGTTGGATGCCGAGGTTCAGAAGATGAGCAAAGTACCAACCGCAGAGCCGCGCAAGCGGACCAGCGATGCGATTGTCGAGAACATCAAGCTGTCGCGCAACACGAATTTTGAAGCATTAGCAAATAACCTAAAAAACCTAAAATAAAAAGATTATGGCATTTTCACTTGGGGGACTAACGTCCTATGTCGAGCAACAGCGTTTGCCGTTGCTGACAAAAGCGGTTTTCGATGCGAAGACCCAATCATTGATGCAGAAGCGTGTCGGAGTTAAATACGAGGAATCGTTGAACTTAATGGACACCGATGCAGTATTCCAAGCCGCATCCACCTGTGCGTGGAATGCGTCAGGTACAACCACGTTCAGCCAGCGTAACATCAGCGTGGCACGTGTAAAAGTGCAAGAGGAGTTGTGTCCTCGTTCACTTGAACAGTACTGGATGCAAACCCAGTTGACGCAGGGTAGCAACTACGAAGGCGTACCTTTCGAGCAAGCGTTTGCCGAGCAGAAAGCAAAGCAGATTGCCAAGAACATCGAGAACGCTATTTGGCAGTCAACAACTGCAACAGGCGCATCAGGGTGGACTGGTTCATCTGCATCATTGAGCGGTGACGCAAACCTGAACAAGACCGTTGGTTTGTTGCACCTGATGGAGAAGACCACTGCATCCGCTTCAATCGTATCGAGCCTTGCAGGTGCGGCTTTCAGTGACACCACCATCGTGAGCGCGTTTGAAAATGTGTATCAGAACATCCCTGTTGAAATCATCAGCAAGGACGACATCTACGCTTTCTGCGGATGGGATACCTACCGAATCCTTGCGAATAAACTGGTAGGATTGAACCTGTATCAGGGCGACCTTGGGCAGTTGGGTGCGGGTGAGATGTTTTTCCCTGCAACCAATATGCGAATCTGCGCGGTGAACGGATTGAATGGCACGCGTAGGATTGTAGCCACTTCATTGAGCAACCTGTTCTTCGGAACTGACCTGCTTTCAGATGAGGATACCTTCCGCATCTGGGCGAGTTACGACAACGACCAAATCCGCTTCCAAGCCGCGCTGAAATACGGAGTGCAATTTGCTTATCCCGAGTTTATGGTGCTGTACAAAGCGAGCAACGCAACCACACCTGCTGGCTGATGACAGGGCAGGGAAACCTGCCCTTCTTTTTCTTTTGACACTATAAACAAGAAAAAATATGAGCTGCGCACTTACATCAGGTTATGCATTAGGATGCCGCAACAATGTCGGCGGCATTAGCGAAATTAGGCTTGCATCGTGGAACGTAACAGGGTCAGTAGCCACCAACACCACAGGCACGGTGACTGGCTTTACAGGTTATGCTTCGGGAAGCAATGCCTTCTACAAATACGAATTGCCGAAGGGCGTGGGTCAGTTCACTGAAACGACAAACGCCAGCGTTGAAAACGGCACTATCTTTTACCAGCAAGAAATGACTTTGGTCATCAACAGGCTCACGCAAGAGGTGCGCAATCAGTTGCGCCTTGCTTCCAACGGCAGGTTGTTAGCCATTGTCACTGACCGCAACGGCAAGTATTGGCTGTTGGGTGAAACGAATGGCATCGAGGTGACTGGCGGCACAGCGCAGTCAGGAACAGCGATGGGTGACCGTGGTGGTTATGAGTTGACGTTCACGGCGATGGAGGCACAGCCTTGCAGGGAGGTGCTATCGACTGTCATCGCAGGTGTGACGTCAGGTACGCAAATCACAGGCGGCGCGAATTAAGTGTAGTTCAGTTTGGGTTGGTTGAAAGCCAGTGCGTTAAGGGTCGCATTGGCTTTCTTATTTTTGCACAACACAAACCCTTAAATCTGCACAATGAGAATATGCATCGTTTACAACCAACACCCAACAGGATGCAGTTACTACCGCCTTGAAATGCCAAACGCGGCCGTTCACGACCTATGCGGTGGAGTGGTGGATTTTGTCAGCATCGATGACATCAGGCGTATGGAAGAGGATGAGTTGAAGACGATTGACCTATTCTTGTACAACCGAACGTGGATTGCAGGGCCGTTGGAGGCGGTTGAGCAGGTGGCCAACATCCTTCGGCAATACGGCGCGCGCATCATCCTTGATATGGATGACTATTGGCATTTAGGCACAGGGCATAGCTTTTACAGGCATTACCACGACACGAAGATGCCTGCGATAATCGAAAAGCACATCCGCATAGCTGACCACATCATCACGACCACGACATACCTGCGCGATGAGTTGGTGAAGTTCAACAAGAACGTCAGCATATTTCCGAACACGCCTTATTTGCAATACAAGCAGTTTCAGGAACAGCCAACGCAAAGCGAGCGGGTGCGGTTCGGTTACTTCGGCGCGGCCCAGCACACCGAGGATGTGGAACTGATGCGGTCACCACTGCAACGCCTGTCGGATGAGGTGGAATTGGATGGCAAGTATATGATTTACTTGGCAGGGTGGAACGAAAACAACCCGATTTATCAAGGGTATGAGCAGGTGTTCAGCAACAAGGGCAAGAACAACAACTACTCACGCATCCAAGCGGCTGACATATACAGCTACGTTCAAGGTTACAATTGGGTGGACGTGAGCCTTGCACCACTTCGCGACACCAAGTTCAACCGATTGAAGTCGGAGTTGAAGATAACGGAGGCGGCGTGGATGGGAAAGGCGGTTATTGCCAGCGAGGTGCCGATGTATGCGGATTGCATCGAGAATGGCGTGGATGGGTGGCTTGTGCCTGAAAAGAAGGACAAACTGTGGTATAAGTATATGCGGGCATTCATTAACGAACCTGCGATGGCGAAGGAAATGGGTGAGCGGCTACGTGCCAAGATGCAGGGCAAGTTTGACATCCAGCAAATCAGCGAGGCAAGGCTGAATTTGTACAAATCAGTCGCGCGTGGTATTTAGAGGTAATGCTATACCTGAAAGCCAGCCAATCGAATACCATCAACGTCACGTGGACTGAACGCGCAACCAACGCGACCATCTACAAGTTGATACTGACCAACATCGCGAAGAACACCAGCACGGCGGTGTACATTGACGCGATTAGCAACGCATCCAGTTACGAGGAGAGATACGACCGCTTCACGTTTACGTTGGGTGCGCTTGAAAAGGGACAGTACAAATACGAGGTGTATCAGGATGCTAACGGCTACGCGGCAGGTGATACCCTTGGCGGCGGCTTGTTCGTGTTTGAAGATGGCGGCTATGCATACATTAGCGCGGCGGCTGACCAAGCAACGAACGCGCCGTGGGGGTGTCAGGGAACGGCAATACAGCAAGACGCAAGTGCATCTGAAATTGGCTATGGTCAATTAAACACTGCTGACATTATCGCAGTTTGCCCTACATCGGGTATAAGCGCGAGGCTTTGCGATGAATTGATACTGAACGGGTATAGCGATTGGTTTCTTCCTTCGCTTGATGAATTGTCCGAAATGTACACGAAATTGGCCGCTGATGGCTTGGGCAACTTTGCAAATCACACCTATTGGTCATCAACGCAAGCCGATGCTAATCAGGCTTTCACAGTGAATATGAATAACGGCAATCAAGGCACGCATTCAAAGGGTAGCACGTCAAATCGCTACACAAGAGCGATGCGGAGATTCCTGATGGGAACGCCAAGGGTCGTGGAAACAGGATTGGCCTACATTGAACCCGCAGTTGAAACCTACGTTGCACCAAGTAACAACAACACCTATGTCAGCTTCTAAATTCGCATTCAGTTTCATCCCCACCACCGACTACCAGTTGCCTGTGATGCTGGAAAACAAGCAGGCCAATATGGTGCTGTTTGGTGAACGCAACGAATACCCGTACTATCTGCTGGACAACTACCACAAAAGCGCGAAGCACTGCGCCATCGTCAACGGCAAGGTTCACTACATCGTAGGCAAGGGATGGAAGGCAAGCGATAAAGGCACGGTAGAACAGCAAGCAAGAGCGGAGGAGTTCATCCGCGACCCGAATGTTGAGGATGATTTGAACGACCTTACCGAGAAGTTGGTGCTGGATTTGGAGTTGTTTAACGGCTTCGCACTTGCAGTGACGTGGAACAGGGGTGGCGGCATCGCCTTTGTTGAACACGTTCCATTCCAAAAGGTACGGGTGAGTTTGGATGATGATATGTTCCTAATCGCCGATTGGTACGATGCGCGTATGATTCAGCAGTTCCCGAAAGGCAACGAGGTGGAGAAGATGCCGAAGTTTGATGAGAAGAATCGCGTTGGAAAGCAGATGTTTTACTACCGCCACTATTCGGCAGGCGTTCAGCATTACCCGCTTCCGAACTATCAAGGTGCGCTCGCGTACATTGAGTGTGATGCGGAGATAGCGCGCTTCCACATCAACAACATCCGCAACCAGTTTTGGGGTGGGCAGTTGATAAACTTCGCTGATGGCATACCTACGGAGGAAGAAAAGGATGAGATTGAGCGTATGATGCGCCGCAAGTTCAGCGGTGCGGGGAACGCAGGTAGATTTGTGCTGACGTTCAGTAGCGGCAAGGAAAGCGCACCGAGCATCCAGTCGCTAACGCCGAGCGATTTGGACAAGCAGTTTGACCTGCTGAACAAGCAGATTCAGGAGGAGATATTTGTCGCGCACAACGTCACCAACCCGATGCTGTTCGGCGTGAAAACCGAAGGGCAGTTGGGTGGAAGGAAGGAATTGATTGAGGCTTACGAACTTTTCAAAAACACCTACGTCAACGCGCGGGTGATGATAGTCGAGCGGATGATTAACTACATCGCAGGGTTTAACGACATCGAGGGCTTGTATTTATGCCCTACCGACCCAGTCACGGAGCAGTTGAGCGAACAGGTGCTGACCCAGATAATGACGCGGAATGAACTGCGCGAGAAGGCAGGACTTGAACCATTGGAAGAAGAAGCCACGCAACCCGAAGGCGCACCTGCGGCGGAGGCATTGGCGAGCGAACCAGTGAACGAGGCACTGCGGACGATGACAGGGCGGCAGTTTCAGCACCTGATGCGGATTGTCCGCAACTACCAATCGGGCAAGATTAGCGAGGCGCAGGCCCGCACGATGCTGGGCAGTGGCTTTGGCTTGACCGCCGAGCAGATTAACGACTTCCTGACCGATGGCCAAGCCGAGTTCAGCGCACAGGGTGAAGACGCAGAGATGCGGATGTTGGCTGCGGTTGGGTCGCAATATGGCGATGACGCGGAAGGCTTTGATGTGGTTGATAGTTGGGAACTTGCGCTTGAAGGCGACCCTGAAACGTTTGCGGTCGATGAGGAGGAAGAGAAGTTGGATAAGCGAATTATGGCGTATCGCAAGAAGAACAGGCTGGCAACGGTCAAAGAAATAGCCGAGGCGTTGAAGGTCAGCCCTGCGAAGATTCGCAAACGCATTGCTTACCTTCTTGAAAAAAACCGCTTCCCGATTAGCCGCGATATTGACATCGCAACGAAAGAAACGCCAGTTGAGGAGGAAGTGGTGGAGGTGCGCTATCGCTACGATTGGCGGCCAGAATATGCAGGATTGAGCAAGGCGGATGGCTACGACAAAAGCCGCAAGTTCTGCCAAACAATGCTGGATTTGAGCGCGACAAAGTTGTACACAAGGAGCGATATAAACGACATCGGGCAGTTGGTTGGCTGGAATGTTTGGGAGCGCAGAGGCGGTTGGTTTACCCTTCCGAACGGCAACCACAGGCCAAGTTGCAGACATATGTGGGTTCAGCAGTTAGTCGTAAAAAAAGGAACAACAGTTAAACGTGTAGTGTAATGAGCATCGCCCTATTTGTATCGGAAGAATACCTGCTGGAAAACAGCGTCATCAACGAGAACGTAGCCTATACCCAAATCAGGCCCACGTTGGTCAAGGTTCAGGATATGCACATCCAACCTGCGCTTGGCAGTGCGTTGTACAAAGAAGTGCAGACGCAAGTGGTGAGCGGTTCGGTGACCGCGCTAAACACGACCCTGCTTGAAGATTACATCCAACCTGCTATCGTGCAATGGATGTACTTTGAACTTCCGATGGTGCTTTCCTTCAAGTATATGAACAAAGGGATGGACCGCAGGACCAGCACTGAAAGCAACCCGATGAGCGTGGATGAGGTGTTCAAACTGATGGACAAGGTGAAGAACGATGCGGAGTGGTACACGGAGCGCATTACCCGCTACTTGCAGGAGAACCACGCCAGTTACCCATTGTTTGACAACCCACCAACGGCGATTGACACGATTTACCCGAACGGCAGTAGTTACCAAACAGGGATGGCATTGGGAAAGCGTGGACGCTTCCGTGACCCATTGGATTATCCCGAAAAACGATTCTATCCTTTTTAATGGCACACGCGAAGAACATTAACAAATTAAAGCAGTACTATGAGTTGGGTGCAATTAAAGAACGACCTGCTGACCTTTGCGGCGGCACATCCACAAATCAACAGCGTGGGCTTCGGCGACCCGCTGGCGATAGGAACGGACAACACGATAAACCTGCGGACAACGGACAGGGATAGGGTTGTTTACCCTTTGCTGTTTGCTGACCTGCAATCGATGACCGCGAATGTTGGTGCGCTTACGCTTGGCGTGAGTGTGCTTGTGATGGACCGCGTTGAGGATAGCCGCAACCTATCAACAGTGGTGACAGGTAGCGTTGTAGCGAGGTGGACTGACAACGAAGACGAGGTGCTGAACGACACTTTATATATAATGCGTGACTTTATCAGCAAGTTCACGAATGACCCTGCGAAGGATTACACCTTACAGGATGCGGTGAGTGCAACGCGATTCGTGGAGGCGAGGGATGACAAGGTTGCTGGATGGCAGGCGACTGCCAACTTTGACTTTGAATATCCGCACAATTCTTGCGAAGTTCCGACATAAGTGGTATTTAACTAAAAATAGCGATATGAACATTGGGCAACAATTAGACGCGATGCTGGGAGGCTACGGCGCGATAACCGTAGTCACAGGCGCAGTCACAGGTCAGGCGTTTGAATTTCTTGTGGTGAATGCATCCACGAGCTTCACGACTTTGACCGACAGCGAAGGCAACAACGCGCTGACGTACTTGGGATTGAGTGGCATTACGGTGATGACAGGGATGATTGTGCGCGCGCGTAATGGCTTGAAGTTGGCGGCGGTCACAGTGTCAGGCGGCAACGTATTTGCTTATTCCTGATGGCATTAGCGCACGGATATGCATTGCCTTTCGAGGCATTGAGGCGCACGGGCGTGCTGGCGCAGAACACTGCTGACGCTACCATTCGCGCAACTGCTGATGGCGCAACAAAGGAAGCGGCGGGCAGTTGCTTGGATGCGCGGGCGTTGGAGGTGCAACAGCGCACGGTTGTTCAGCCTTCCATTTTGGTTGTGCCGCAACTGACGCGCAATGGCGTTGTTCTAAACCAACTTCCTGACACCCGCACCAACTTCATCCAAAACAACACGATGACAGGTGCGACTGGTTCGGTAGCACCTACAACTTGGAGTGTTGTCGCCCCACCTTTGGGGATTACTATTGGCTATTCAGCGAGCGGTCAGACGACTGCGGCTGATGGCACGTTGGTGGACTACATTGACGTAACGGTAAGCGGCACGGCATTGACTTCGGGTAATTTTAATTTGCGGCCTGAACCTGTGACTTCAACTGTCAGCGGTAATTTGTTATTTGCCTCAGGGATGACGTACACGGCCAGTTTCTATATGTCTTTATTGTCAGGTTCGGTTTCGGGAGTTAGTCCTAACTATCAAATTCAAGAAGTTTCAGGAACAACATTTGTGTCTGGTACTTCATTAGATTTATCGGCGATTACATCAAATCTTACAAGGTATAGCGTCACACGACCAATTGCAGGCACAGGCGGTGCTGATAGAATTAGAACGCGCTATGGACACGCCATAGCAAGCGGTCAGGTGTTGAACTACACGATTCGCATAGCATCTCCGCAGTTGGAGAAGGGTAGTGTTGCTACGCCTGTCATCCGAACGGCGAGTGGCTTTGTGAGCGTTGATATGCTTGGAGTGGCGAGAGATGGCGCACCGCCTGACTTCACCTTCACGCGAGCGACCACCGCCACGCGAGTGAATGCGAGTGGCTTGATTGAATCGGTCGCTTCGGGAGTGCTTCGCTTGGATTACCCTGTGACAGGCGGTTGCCCTGCGGGGTTGATTGAGCCGAGTGCGCAGAATTTAGTGCCAAGTGGGTTGGTCTTTAATTCGGCGGCAGGGGTGCTATACGACACGGCTGTAAGCGATTCACCTGCGGTCAGCATTAACAGCGCGAGAATTACAAAGAATGAGGCGAGTGGTACGATTCGATATGCTTGGCAAAATTGCAGTACATCCGCATTGGCAGGCAGTACAACATACACCATTAGCCGCTTTTTCAAGTACGATGGCGTTGATTTTGCCACGAGTATGGAGTATAATAATATTGCACAATGGGGTGGAACAGCTTGGAATCAAGTCATCAATATCGCTTCATCAGGCGTAACGCTTGGCACGAGTACAAGTTGCACAGGTAGCGTTGAGAATTACGGCAACGGATGGTATCGGGTGGCGGTACGAATAACGACAGGAGCATCGCCTTCGGGTTCGCCTGTAACATATTTGATGCGATTACCTGCGGCTTTATCAACAGGGCAGGGCTTCCTTACGGCATTACCACAACTTGAAACAGGCGCAATCCCGACTTCGTACATCCCCACGACAACAGGCTCTGCAACCCGCGCCGCGGAGGTTTGCACAGTGTCGGGGGTGAGTGGGTATATCGGCCAAACCGAAGGTACGATTTATGCGGAGTTTGAGATACGAAGCGATTCAACAACAAGAAGGCTTTTTGGTCTAAGTGACGGCACTCAATCAAATAGAGTTTTTTTATATTACACAAGTAACGCATTAAGAGCGCAAATTCAAAGTACAGATATTTCCTTAGGCAATCCTGCTGCTGGTTATCATAAAGTAGCCTTTGCGTATCAGCAAAGCGGTGTTAGCGGTACTTTATTCGC